TGCAGCCCAGTCAGTAAGAATAGTATGAGTATTCTCGTCCCATTCAATTACTTCTTGGTTAATTGCAGCATACTTATATATCAGACTGTCCGAGTCGATAAGTGCTTTCATAGTTCAGTCTCCATTTTGCTTTCTCATTTTCAATGTAAGATACTTGCTTTACTATCCAATCTTTATTAGCAAAGGCAGTAGTAGCAGGTAACCATTTACTTTGCCACTCAAGCTCGTATCCTTCCTTTTCTAACTGAGTCAAATCAAACACCAGTATTTCTTCTGGAGTTGAGGCAATGTACAGAGCAACCCTCTCACTTTTGTTTGCTTCCTGCATCACTGCATCATATTTGATGTACTCAATTATCTGTGTATCGTAGTGAGTCTCCCTACATTTTAACTCAACTACGTGTTGTTCATCATCAGCATCCCATCTGCTGAATTGGTCTTCACATTTTATCAGAGAAGACCCATAAAATTCATTTACAAGTTGTAATAATTCTTTCTCATTCACTCAGCTCCTCCCTAAGTGTTGACTCAGGAACAGTGCCAACTTTGATTTTAAAATCAGACCCATTCTTTATAATCGTAGTAGGAACACCAGTGATTCCATACTCCGCCCCCATAGCTACACCTGACTTAGTATCTATGTCAATGTAGTTAACTTCATAGTGGTCATAGTCTTTCATTACATTAGAAAGCATATCACCGTATTTCTTAGATGGTTCGGACCAATCAGCCCAGAACAGCATTACCTTAGTGGACATACCCTTCTACCTCCTCTGACTCATCAACACCTAATACTATTGCTAGTTGTTGTGCAGTCATTACAGCTTCCATTAATACATCAGTAGGTAGAACGTGTCCTTCCTTTTCTAATGCTACCAAGTAGTCAAAGAATAAATCTTCCCAACCTTTGATGGGGAGAACTACTCCGTGCTCCATAATATGTTCATCGAATGTTATCATTGTTTACCTCAATAAGTTTGTTCAGATACCATAGAGCTTTGTTTAAATCTTCAACACCATTCTTATATTTATATCTACTAACATACTTAATGATGTTTCCCTCTAGGTAATCGAATCCTTGGTCGAGGATATAATCAATTACTTCAATCTGTCCCTGTTGATAATGTGGTGGATTAATCTTGTCCATCATAGCTCCTTAAATACCACAGCTACATATTCTTCTTCTTGTCCTAAGTAGCCCTCAAGTTTATAGTTATTCAAATATTTAATGTCATCATCCGGTAGTATTCCTTTGCTGACTAGACAGTCATTAAGGAACTTACTTACAGGAAACCAGAAGTTATCTAGGTCTCTCCTGCGAACACCTTTAAAGTAAAGTTTGTATTCTACTTTAACTGGAACAGTGAAAGGTTGTAGTCCAACTCTTTCAAACTCTTCATAACATATTTTGTTGTAAGCATTTTTAGCATTAGAAAGAGCAAAGTAATGAGCATTCCTATAAATGTTTGCTGATAGTTTTTGCTCACTCTTCTTAGTTTTAACTAAGGGGAATGGTAGTTTCAACTCAGTGAGTATCACTCCAGTTTCTTCCTGCATTAGCTTCTCCTTCTAGTTTAATTCTAAAGTTAAGTTTCTCAGTAACATCCTGAAACGTATCCTCAAGAACTTTACTAACATACTCTACATCCTCGTCTTTAACTTCACATTGAATCTCATCGTGAATGTTGCCGACAAGTTTTATTCTACCACGCAATTTATTTGCTATGGCAATAGTATAGTATTTCATAACGTACGCACCTGCTGATTGCAGTAGTACATTAAGAGCAGCGTGCTCACTTCGTATCATTAACTTACGTCCTGTGATACCTGTGATGTAACCCTTACTTGCTGATTTCTTAACAGCAGTAATGAGTTTCTCTAATGCGGGTAGTGACTGAAAGAACTTAGCCTTTAGTCTCTTCCCATCTTTAGATGTTCCGCCTACTACTTCACCTATCTTTGCATCTCCTGCACCATACAAGAAAGCATAGATAAATCTTTTACTTTGGTCACGAGTCTCTAGTCCTGCTGCTAATTGATTAACAGTGTGGATGTCTTCGTTCAGTACCTTCTCACCATAAACACCGCCATCATAGCGTGCCATAAAATGAGCGAGCATACGTAACTCAAGACCACTAGCATCACAACCAACCAGAGTATATCCTTTAGGGACTGTAAATAACTCACGACATTCTTTACCTTTAAAAGCACGAGCACTAGGTACTTGAGCTAGGTTTGGATTCCTGTGTGTACAACGTCCTGTCACAGCACCCATAATATTTAACTCACCGTGTATCCTGTTATCATCCTTTACTAGCTTTAACCAAGCATTGTTGCCTTCTGCCAACATACCTATGACTTTTTGTAGGTCAAAATATTTAGCAAGTAACTGTGCTTCAGGATACTCAAGCTTACCTAACACACCAGAGTCTACAATAGGTGCTCCTTTGTCTGTGTGTTGTTCAGGTTGCCAACCATATAAATTTTTCAACCAACGTACAATGTGTTGACGAGAGCTAGGATTAAACTCAGTTAACTTGACAGGTGTGTGTGCCCAATACTCTATACCATTTCTACGGAATGGTTCTTTGCGGTACTCCTTGTCCTTACCATTAGGTAAGTACATAGGTTTAAACACTTCAAGCAGTTGTCGTTCAATCTCTTCCTTCTCTTGCATCAACTCAACGTGTAACTTCTGTGCTTTCTCTACATCAAAGTACCAACCATTCTCTGTCTGCTCCTGAATAACTTTAGCAAACTCTTGCTCAAGCTCCAGTGCTTCTTCAGGTACATCTTTGGTCAGTAGTTTCTTGTAGAGTTTAGTAGTAACAAGTACGTCTTGCTGACAGTAGTCAAGCATATCTTCAGAGTAATATTCCCAAGCATTGTCCTGCTTACCAAAGTCACCCTTGTACTCTCCTAGTCGATAACCCCACGCTTCAAGACTGTGCCTACCTTTTAGTTTAGTCGGCATATCTTTGTTGGTATCGACCAAAGTAAGATTGTAATATGCAAGTTGCCCAAGTAGATAAGTATCAACAATTTTGTTAAGACTTAACATTTCTGGGTAGAGTTTATTGATGACTGGAATGTCATAAGCAATTATGTTGTGCCCAATGATTACATCAAATTCTGAAAGACGTTTGATTCCCTCTTCCATATTGTCGTACGTATAAACGTACGTCTGCTTCTCAGTCATATCATATATAACTAAGCAATGTATCTTTGTGACTTCATATAGTAGACCGTTAGTCTCTATATCAAAAATCGCTTTCCTCATTTCCAGTCTCCTCAAATTCTTCGTCAACTAATTCTATTCTACCAGTCTTGTGGTTGTAGTTTAGACTATCAGCTTTTCCTAATGAACCACCAAACCTGTTCTTCAGCACACGAATACGTATCCTGTCCCCTTCGGTCTCGTGTTGTGCATCACGTTCTAATCCGATGACACCATCAGACAACTGAGCAATAGCACCAGAACCACGTAACTGGCTAAGTGTAATGTTTGCTCCATTCTCGTGTCCTTTGTCACCTGACGCTCTACGTAGATGAGAGATTATAAGCATACCTACCTGTGTCTCTTCAACTATAGAACGCAACATAGTCATCAAGTTATCAATGCTTCTACGTTCATCACCACCTTCCATACCTGACACAACAATACTGATGTGGTCAAGCACAACAAAGTCTACACCGCAGTTGTGAATCATAACTCGTATCTTTGCCAGTAAATTTTCTGTCTCGATAGAACCGAAGTGGTCGTAGAGGTATAACTTCTCTTTGCCTATTGTGTTCTCCCAAGCTTCCTTCTCTTCTTCAGAGGTAAGCTCGTTGTCAAAGAACAAAGGTTTGTTAGAGTACATACCCATAAACGAAGTAAGAGTACGTCTCCAGTTTTCTTCCAGTGCTACATATCCTACCTTGCAGTCCTGCTTGAACATCAAGTCATATGCTAACTCACGAACAACAGTAGACTTACCCATACCAGAACCTGCTGTGAATGTTACTAACTCACCCTTACGCAGACCCTTGTACATAAAATCTAATTTAGGATATGGATACTTGAACGTCTCGAATACTTGCTTCTCTTTGTACTTGTCCCATAACTCAGCAGCATTAAAGATACCATCAGGTCTCCATTCTTTTGCTTCGTATGTTGCATTAACAACAGCAGACTTACCTTCAGCAAGTAGTAGTTCATTAGCATCCTTGTGGTCTGTTCTGATTACCTTGACCTTACCCGCACTAATCAAAGGCATTACTTTTTCTACTGCCTCTTTACCTGCGGAGTCATTATCGAACCACAACAATACTGTGTTGAATCCTTCAATCCATTCTAGGTTTTCTGTGATTACTTTAGATGCAGACTGTGCTCCGTTAGGTAGAGAAACAACTGGGTACTTAGCACCAAATGCTTCTGCTACTGACAGTGCGTCAATCTCACCTTCTGTGATAATTAGCTGTCTTCCTTTACTACGCCACAGCTTCTTACCAAACATAACGCTTGGGTTCACTGTGCCTATAGTACGGAATGATTTATCTGGGTAGCGTATCTTTTGTCCAATCAGATTATCTTTGTCATCAAAGTAATCCGCAACTTGAACAGCTGACCCATTGTGTTGTGCAATGTGGTATCCATACTTCTTACAAGTATCTAAGCTGATTCCACGTTTGCGTAGTTCTTTATATTCCCCTCGGATGAGTGGTGTCTCGCTCATTTCCAGTCTCCTATTTTTGTTAAGTCTTAACATTTCCCCGTCTTCATAGTTGCCTATGTACTGTCCACAACTGAAACACGTAGCAGTATTGTTATCGTATACCGCTAGTGCATCAGATGAGGAACAGTTAGGACAGGGGTCGTGTCGTATAAACTGACCCTTGTCCATTAGCTTTAAAAGTCTTCGTCAGCTTCAACTGGAGCAGCTTGCTCAGGTGCAGTATAACCACCATCAACAGAACCAAAACCGCCACCTGCTTGTTCGTAAGGAATAAGCTCAACGATTTGTACTGCATTAAGTCGAAGTGAAATACCAACGCTATTAGTAGATGCCATATGATACGGTTTAGGATATACCTTAGCACGTACCTTAGAACCATTTGCTACTAATGTTTTGAAGTCGGGTATTACTTTACCAGAGGCATCAGAGATAGGCATAGGCATAACATCACCCTTCATTGACTTACCATACTGCTTAGTCTTGATTACAAGATTGCCAGTAAGGTTACCATCCTTATCAGTGTGCTCTTTAAAGATGTCGTTCTTGGTTAGTGTTTTCTTCTTCGCATCATTAAGACCTGCGTGAACCTCGTCATAATAAGCATCCAGTAAATTATTTAACTGTAGCTTAAAATCGTTAGCTTCTTCAGGGGTGTACACAATATCCATCGAATACATAGGTGTAGGATTATATTGTGATGATTGCGGTTCTGTAATCTTAGCCCATAGTGCTGAACCAATTGGTGTGATTACAGGTTTTATCTCAGTATTGTTTGACATATCAGTCTCCTTTAACTTATTTATTTACTTGTTCTATACGCCCGTATAAGACGTATAAGAGAGTAGTGAACGGGATAAATGAGGAGAAACCCTAGTGGTAAAAAAAGGGGAAAACCACCTCACTACTCGCTTATACATCCTAATGGATGACATCATCATACCACAACATACTAGGTATGTCAAGGTATTATATATACTACTACTACTTATACTATTAAGTAAGAGTAGTAGTAATAGTATTATCCTCTGACTTGTTTCTACATTACTATGATAGTTTAAAATCATATTAGCTAAAAATGTAGTCACTGTCATACACATCAGAAAGTTCTAATGTTCTTATCATCACCTCTTCTGGTGACTCTAATTCTTGTTTTGCTTTGTTGTTTAATTGCCTGTGCCAATCGAGCAAAGGTTCTAGTTCAAACAACTCAACATATGCTTCTCTTATCTTCTCATTTAGTAGGTCAACAGAATTACAGGGTACTGCAAAGCTATCGTGTACCAGTGAGAAGTCCATATTTCCATTCTCAGCCATCTTTTCTACTGTCAGGTACATCAGGGTAGCATCGAGAGAATGTATGAAATTTGGGGCAATACTGGACGACTGACGCTTACTGTCTAAATCACCTGTATATAAATTAAATTTCAACTGACCAAGAGGAGAGTTAATCCTTGTAGTCTTTTTCCTAATGTTTGCCTGAATAACAGGAAACTCATAGATAGGTGTCTTCCATACCAGTGGTTTCTTGTTGTTGTTAAATACCCGTGTAATTTTTTTAATATATTCTTGTCCTACTATTGCTCCTTTCACGACCTCAAAGATAGACTGTGTATTCAGATGAGTCAGTAGTTTAATCGTCACCCACTTCTCACCATTCCAAAACACTTCATCATTGTCCTCAAACTCATCAAACAACTCACGCAACTGGTTAAACATACCACGCTGTGTGACTGAGTAAGGTTGCGTCATTACATTACGCTTTACTAATTTACGTGTGACTTTACCTTTAAGTCCTTGTGCTTCTCTGTCTGTCTTTACTTCTCTAAATTTTCCAGAGCTGTCAGTAAAGGTAAACTCTTTTGGATAGTCACCTGAAATCAATCTACGTTCTACCACATCAGCTACATCTTGATAGATGTCAGCAGGTTTACCTGTCTCATTGTTAATTACATTTACTGCTCTTGCTCCTTCCTTATCTAACAGCAGACCAGAATACATCTGTATGCCTGAACAAGTAGCATCAAGAGGAATAGGATAGTGAACCTCTTTTCCTTCTAACGCATCAGCATATGCCATACAACCACCAAGAAACATCAGAGGTTCATCAACATCTGCCCAAAACTCTGTATGGTCTAACGGGTCTAAGGCACTAGCAATAATCTGAATATGATTATC